AAGAAAAAACCACAAATACATAGATAGTATCAAATTTAATATGTAATTTTGCACTAGGTTAATACGCCCAATGTGTTGCCTAAACCCCTCTGCATCTTTGGTTAGTTTGGCAGGGGGGTATTTTTTTTGTCACAAATCTTTGTATAATTGTACCTGCTTATTTTACTTTGTTGGTTATAACTAACATAGCAGCTAGAATGGTGGCTTAATGTATAATATAACTAACATATTACCTACTTTTTGTCAAGTATATTTAAGGTTATCACCTTACTTCTCATGTATAATTTAAGGCTATTCCTTTACATTCCTTATTTAGAATGATTATAAATTACGCTAAAGTTGTATACAATTAATTGTTTGTTCGTATATTTGCTTCACTAATTAAAACTAACCAATTATGAACGATCAAAAACTAACAGCTGTTGAGTACCTACTCCAGCAAATTAACTCAGGCACATCCTTTACAGAAGAGAAATGGAAGTGCATCTGTGATGTGGCTCTAGCCATGGAGAAATCACAAACAATCCAAGCAGAAATCAAAGCAGTAACACAAATCTACAAAATTCAAAAAAAATGAGAAAGAAACTAACCGACCTTATCTATTACTTTACACCCCTCACAGATGAGCATAGAGACATTTTAAGCACCTCTGCTGTATTTATATTGTTTTGGGTGAGTGTTTACACCTTAGCTTACATTACTAACCTTTAAAACGCTTTAAAATGAATTTAGAAGATTTAGAAGTACAGAAGTACACAGCATCCATTTGGTATGAGGTGGATCATATAGAATTTATACTTGATTTTGAGTGGATATTTACCTCATTTGATGAGGAAACTAATGAAACCACAGTAGGTATTTGGCTAGATAAAGGCCAACAGTGGATTAATAATATATGCCATGACTACACCCCCACTACAGATGAGCTAAAAGAATTAAAGACAGCTATAGAGGATAGCATACTAGAAGATCCTGATAGATTTGATGTATGGCAGTGGCACCTGGATAACAAAGAGTATCAGAATGAATTAAATAATGATAGAGATGACAGATAACACAGCACCAGTACCCACTAACTTTAGCCTACAGACTAAGATGGAGTGGTGGAAAAATAAAAAGAGTGAAGGTGATAAAGGGGGGAGCTTTAACTTACAACTTTACCTAGACTACCTCAGCTCACAGGATCATAAACCTAAAGACCAGGAGAAATGAAAGAGGTAAAATGGTGGAAGCTGCTTATAGTATTTTTTTCTGCACTAGTATTAGAGGCAAATAGTATAGCAGGTTTTAGATTTCTAATGGACGAGCACTGGATGGGGATGGTTATGATGGTAGCAATTAATCCGTTTTTATGCTTACCCATGAACCATTACACTATTGAGGTAAAGACATTCAAAGGAAGAGCTATTATAGCTACAGCATTTAGCACTGGCTTTGTAGTAGGAGTATTAACAATAAGACCGTTTTTTATATGAACCAATTTAAAATGATGAGAGTGATAAAGCTAATACAGTTTTTACAGGTTAAGCCTAGGCCTATCCACTCAATGGCTAGATACTTAGGGATTAGCACTAGATCAGTTTACAGATACTTAAAGATGTATGAGACAATTGGCTATGATGTGCAAAGAGATGATAACTACAAATACTATATCAATGAAACGCTTTAAAGTAACCTATAACTATTTTGATGGTGGTAAGAAAAGGATAGCTGTCAGAATACTAGAGGCCCTGGATAGAGACCACGCAATAATGTTAATGGCTATGTGGCCAAAACTAATTTTAAAAGTAGAACAGTATGACAGCAGAAGTAATTAGAAGGTATCCATTTGAAAGCACTGCTCTAATAGCTCAGGATCTAGGAATAAGCAGAAGCAAGGTATATAATATAGCCTACAGATATAAGCTGCTAAAGGATCCTATTTATCTTAAGACTGCAGCAAGTGGTAGATATAAGGAAGGGATGAGAAGTGGTGAGGCCTTCCAATTTAAGCCAGGGCATGAGCCTCATAACAAAGGTAAAAAAATGCCTGCAGAAACTTATGAGAAGGTTAAAAAGGCAATGTTTAAACAAGGGCATAAGCCACATAACACAAAGCCCATTGGAACCATCCATGTAAGAGCTGATAAAACAGGTAGACTGTACCAATATGTAAAGATTAAAGATAGCCACTGGGAGTTATTACAACGGCATGTATGGACTCAAGCAAATGGTGAGATACCTGCAGGATGTGTTATCAATTTTATAGATGGTAACTACCTGAATTGTGAGCTCAGTAACTTGCAAGTAAAGACCAGGGGAGAAATGGCAGTAATGAATAGTATACACAGATACCCTGCAGAGGTTAGGGATCTAATTAAATTAACTAATAAACTAAAAAGTAAAACAAATGGCAAACAACAAACTAAGTGATTTAAGAGATCATATTTTTATGGCATTAGAGAGATTAGCAGATGAGGGGCTAACAAGTGAGCAGGTGGCTCAAGAGGTGGATAAGGCTAAAGCAATAGCTCAGCTATCATCTACCATCATAGCCAGTGCAAAGGTGGAGATAGACTATATCAATGCAGTAGGATTAATAGACAGTCAAAGTGAGCTGTTTAAATCAGTAAACCCTAAACTAATATCATGACTAGACTAGAAGAGGTGCAATACATCATTGATAAATTTGACTTAAAAGAAAAATGCAGGTATATGCCTGTGCTATATCGGAGGTACTACCTATATCATGTACTCCAAAAGGATGGTATGACTTTATCACAGATAGGTAGGCTTTTTAATCAGAGCCATGCAACAGTGATAAATGGTATGACAAAGCACAACATCTACTCAAAGCAAAAGGATCCTGCTTACATGATGCATACTAAGGAACTAAGGGAGCAATTTGTGCTCCCACAGTACTACAAGCCATTAAAACAAAGGATATTAGAGATATATACTATTGAGAAATTAGAGAAACTTAAAGAGCAGATCAGGTGCAATTACTATTAAATGTGCAAAGTGAAAATAGGAGTACAAAGATTGCACAGAACATTGCACAAAAAATGGTGTTGATTATCAAAGACTTAAGGGTAAAAGTGCAAAGTTTTGGAAAAAAGGCCCTATCCTATATATAATGTACTACCACTTGAGAAAAAAAAAAGTAAAAAAAAAGTCAAAGTTTGCACAAAGCCACGCCAGTACTAAGGCAAGGTGTGCAAAGTGGGGTGCAAAGTTGATTAATTACAAAAAAAGATTGCACATTTTGTATTAGTATTGAATTATTATATATATTTGTCAAGATAATCACCCTGATTAACAAAAACATTTGAGAGTTTAAACCCCTGCCATTCTATCATAGGGTGATTTATCGGCGGGGGCTCTCTTTAACATACATAAAATATGAACTTAATTGATTTTGCTAATGAGCTACAAAGTGAAGGACTTAACCCCTTACCACTTAAAGATAATAAAGCACCTATGCTGGAAGCAGGGCACAACTTTTTATATGAGCCTATTGATAATATAGAAAAGAGATTTGCTAATGCTCAAAAAATAGGGATAGCTTGTGGATTAGTTAGTCAATTTTACTGTATTGATTTTGATGCTCATAACGAAGAGAATATAAGTGAGATATATAATGATTTTATTACTGTACCATTTATAACACATCTAATAAAGCAAGGCATACTATCCTGCTACACTACTGCAGGTGGTGGATATCATGTATATTTTAGAAGTAAGGATAAGATTAACGGCCAGGTGTTTGCTAAATATAGTACAGGATCCACAATGGTGGAGCTTAGAGGCCATGGACAGTATGCTGCCTGCTATCCATCTGCAGGATATACCCACACTAGTGGTAATGATTACATTAAATTAGAATACTATGAGGATGATATTGATAATCTATTTGATTTCATTAAGTCCTATAATCAGCACCACTCAGTTAGCCTACCTCACAAAAATACTACTGATAAAAAGTGGGCAGAGACCTGGAAGCTTACAACGCCTGATGGAAAGTATAACCTAGAATGTGAAGAGGAGGCAAAGGATCTATTGAGAGGGATAGGATGGCAATTTTGTAAGACTAGAGCAGATGGTTCTGAGTATTGGACCAGGCCAAACAAAGATATTAAGGATGGTTTCTCTGCTACCTTTGGCCATCAGAAAAGTATGTTCTATATTTTTAGTGAGGATGGCAGCTCAATACATCCATTTAAGGCAAAGCAAAGTTACTCCCCATTTAATATCTATACTCTAATAAAGCACGATAATAATTGGAAGGAAGCAAAGGAAGCTTTGAATGTTAGGTACAATATGACTAATGATGATTTCTGGAGTACTACCCAAAATGGAGCTTATATACTTAACAACTTTAAATTCAAACAATTCCTTAATAATAATGACTTTTTTAAGAATAGCCCTGAGCCTAATGGTACTTTTCAGATGATTAAAAAGGAAGGCATATTTTTAAACCAGGTATTTGAGAAGGATGTAAAGGATTTTGTGCTAGATTATATTGAGACTAATAATAAGCCTGAGGGAGTTTATAATTTAATGAGTGGTAACCTTAAGTTTTTTAAACGTGAATTTCTAGGTATTCTAAAAAATAGAGATATATCCCTGCTGAAAGATACAAAGGAATGTGCTTACTTATTTTATACAAATTGCATAGTTAAGATTACAGAAAACCAAAAAGAGATACTATCTTATTCTGATATGGATTTATCTATATGGAGGGACCAGGTAATAAGTAGAGATTTTGTAAAAGTAGATCACCATAAGTCTGAATTTCGCACTTTTATATGGAATATATCGGGAAAGGATAGAGATAAGTACAAAGCATTTCAGACTGTTATTGGTTACCTTCTGCACAGCTATAAGGATAGGAGTAATAACAAAGCTATTATCTTTAATGATGAGGCAATTAGTGATGTGCCTAATGGGAGAAGTGGAAAGGGATTGTTTTGGAATGCAATGGGCCATCTTAAAAAGGTGCAGAGCTTAGATGGTAAGCTATTTGATTTTCAGGATAAATTCCCCTACCAAAATGTAAGTACTGATTGTCAAATACTTGTGTTTGATGATGTTAAAAAGAGATTTAACTTTGAGAATTTGTTTAGTGTAATTACAGAAGGTATTACTATTGAGTACAAAGGTAAGGATAGCATTAAGCTGGATGTAACTAACAGCCCTAAGATAATCATTACAACTAACTACACCATTTCAGGTAACAGTGCTTCCTTTAATGCTAGAAAGTATGAGGTAGAGATGGCAAATACTTTTAGTGACAAATTTACTCCTGTAGATCTATTTGGCCATGAGCTTTTTAATGATTGGGATGATCATGAATGGTCAAAATTTGACAACTATTGTCAAGAGTGCATACAGATCTATCTAAACAAAGGACTTATAGCAATGCCTACTAAGAACTTAGAATATAGAAAGATACTAGATGATATCAGTGCTGAGATGTATTTCTTTTTTGAGGATCTTAAGGCTAATACTTTCTACTCAGTTAAAGAGGAGCTCTTTGATAGCTTTAATAGTCGATACCCTGAAAAGAAAAGCTACACTACACAGAATAAGATAACCATTAATTTTAGAAAGTGGTGCGAATATAAAGGATATGAGCCTGATGATAATAGGAATGGTGGTAGCACTAAGCTATCTTATATAATACCTGAAAAAAAAGAAGAGGTAAAGGACCTTTGGGATGAATTAACAGAAACCGCAAATAATATATAACTATGGAAAATACAGATTTAAAAGTAAAAGAGCTATATGATAGCTTGGATGATAATCATAAGTTAATAGTAGATAATCATTTAGAAGGTTTTGATTGGGAGGTATATGAAAGAGAAATTGATTGGTTAAATTGTGGAAGTGATCATGATTGGGAGTACAGATATAGAAAAGGAGATAGTGGTAGAATTTCTTTATATAGTCAATGCCGTATTTGTGGTAAAAAACATAGATCAGGACTTCAAAAACATAATACAGTACCTAATTTTTTAGAAAAAATTAACACTGGTGAAATTAAATTATATGATATTGATTTATATGAAAAGGTAGGGGCTAATTATAATAGTTATTTTAAGATTAAACAAATTAAGCATGAGAAAGAAAACAAAGGCCAAAAAAAACAATGGTTTATTGAGCATGGTGAATATCTAAAAACTGATAAATGGAAAGCAATAAGAATAAAAGTATTCACAAGAGATAATTATCTTTGTCAATGCTGTTTAGAAGCACCAGCTACAGAAGTACATCACCTAAGCTATGCCCATTGGAAAGATGAATGGATGCATGAATTAATGTCTGTATGCTATAATTGCCATCATAATAAAATACATAACAAATGAACAAAGAAAACAAAGCTAGACTAAAAGAGCTAGAAATTAAGTACATGTCCTACAGGTACCCATCAGCACCAGGGCACATCATACCACTAACTAAGTACAGTGATGCTACAGCTAATGGCTTGACTAAATGTATCAAAGACTTCCTAAACTTCTCACAGCATCAAGCTGAAAGGATTAATACAATGGGAGTATTCAGGCAAAGCTATAGAACAGATGGCACTAAGACTGCAGGGCAGTGGACCAAGGGCACAGGCACCCCAGGATCTGCAGATATATCTGCTACTATTTATGGGAGATCTGTAAAGATAGAAGTAAAGATAGGGAAGGATAAGCAGTCAGTGGTGCAGAAGGAATATCAGTTAATGATAGAAGCTGCAGGGGGGGTGTATATAATTAGTAAGAGCTTTGATGATTTCGTGCAGTGGTATGATGATTTTTGCCTGGACAAATGAAAGCAACACTAGAATTTAACCTACCTGAGGATCGGGATGATTTCAACTACGCTACCAATGGCTTCAACTATTACATGGCACTTGTGGAGATGGATCAGTGGTTAAGAGCTGAGTACAAGTACAATGGTAAAGAGGATATGTGGGAGGTGAGGGAGAAGCTCAGAGAAATAATTTTAGAAAATAATGTGAAAATAGAATAATAATTAGTATATTTGTAAACAATTAATAAACTAACCAATGGAAAAAACAACTACAAAGGCTGTAAAGCCTCAGGAGGTTGAGCAGCAGCCTGCTCCCTTCTATGTTCGCCTTCACAAGGCAAAGCAACTAATCGGTAAAGTACATAAGAATGCTACTAACCCCCATTTTAAGAAATCTTATGCTGATATCAATAGTATATTAGAAGCTGTTGAGCCTATCTTATTACAGCATGATCTACTTTTGCTACAGCCTATAGATGGTGGTAGTGTTTGTACTCAGCTTGTATGCATATACACTGGCTTTTCTATCTCTAGCTGTATGGCACTTGATTTAAACCTAGATGCTCAGAAGCAGGGTAGTCAAATTTCTTACTTTCGTAGGTACACTATTCAGAGCTTACTAACTTTACAGGCAACTGATGATGATGGTCATGTAGCATCTACTGCGAAGCCTAAGATAGATGCAAAGAGATTTGCTGAGGCTGTTAAGACTATAGCAGATGGTAAGTTTACCATAGAGAAGTTAAAGGATAGCTTTGACCTTACAGAAACTCAAGAGAAAGCATTACTATTAATACCTATGATATGAAAATTAGATGTTCAGCTATAGGTAAGATAATGACCTCTTCTAAGACTAAAGGGGAGGTACTATCACAAACAACAAAGACGTATATCCAGGGCCTAGCCCTGGCTCACGTTTATGGTATCAGAAAAGAGTTTACTAGTAAGTATACTGACAAGGGTAATGAGTGTGAGGATATGTGCCTCAGCTTTGTAATGGATGTAATTGATAAAGGTTTCTTATTTAAAAATGAGGAGAACTTTAGTAATGAATGGCTTACAGGTACTCCCGATGTAATTACAGATCAGGTGCTAGTGGATGTAAAAAATTCATGGAGTGGCAGCACGTTCCCCTGGTTCGATACTGAGTGCCCTAACAAAGAGTATTTTTACCAACTGCAAGGGT